GATTCCCAAACCAAAACACGAAAAATAAAAAAAATATGGAAAATCGTGTTTTTCCGGTTTGTGACCATAATGATCTCATTTGCGTTTTTCAAAAAAACGGTTGTGATGATAAGAGTTTTTGTGTTTTTATGTGTTTTTTAAAGAATTAACTTAAGGAAAACTTATAATGTAAGTATATTATACTTACACATACTTACACAAATGTCGCAAAATATCGCATCAGTTTTTGTTTGTGAATTATGTGACTACTCTACGAGCAGACAAAGTGACTATGATAAACACGCGTTGACAGCAAAACATTCCAATACTTACACATACTTACACAAAAGTCGCACAATCTCGCCAACACAATACAAGTGCGATTGTGGTAAGGAATACGTACATCGTCAAAGTCTATATACGCATAAGAAAAAATGTACGATGGACCAATCACACTCAAATAATTATCATCAAATAAATATAGATGATGACGATACCCCTAGTGAAAATATGATTATTTCAACATCTATTAATACTAGCATGAGTACACATGATATACATCAACTAACCAACCTAGTAATTGAAGTAGTGAAAAACAATAGTGAGTTTCAAAAACAGATGCTAGATATGTGTAAGAACATGCAATCCTCTATTATGACCAATTGTAACAACACTACTAATAACACAACATTCAACCTACAAGTGTTTTTAAACGAGTACTGTAAAGATGCCATGAACATTGGCGAATTCATCGATTCGTTTGACCTACAGATTTCCGACTTGGAAAGCGTAGGCCGGTTAGGTTATATTGAAGGCATGTCCAATATAATCATCAACAAAATTAAAGAACTAGATGTAAGTAAACGCCCGATTCATTGCAGTGATTTAAAAAGGGAAATCATCTACATTAAAGACGCGGATATTTGGGAACGGGAAGACGGTAACAATACCAAATTTAGAAAAGTCATAGGTAAAGTGATGCGGAAAAACATTGGTATGTTGAGTGGTTGGCGCGACAAGTACCCAGAATGTATGGATATAGAGTCAGAATATAATGACATTTATGTCCGGCTAACTAAAGAAGCTATGGGTCCGAACGACACCATTGACAGTGAAAACAAGATTATGAAAAAGATTGTCAAACACATTGTTATTGATAAGAAGGCTCATGCGGTTGAATAGACCTGGGGGAGTGCCCCCATTTATAGAATATCGGTAAGACTCTTTATTTGCTCGTCTGTCAACTTTTCTGGAAAAGCAACATTGAAATTAATAATAAGATTACCAATATGTTCTTGATTCACGGGTCCCATATTCTGTTGTACTACACGTTTCATGCCCATATGTTGAATGACCTTATTATAATTATTATGAATGATATTGCCATTGCCATTATTTAATTTAAATTCTCTACCATCAATGTATTTCATATCAAATGAAAACCCACAAAGTGCTTCCTTCAATGTAATGGTTTTATTCAATATTAAATCCAGACCATTTCTGATAAATTCAGTATCATTGACAATTTTAATAATGAGCTTAATATCGCCTTTGTTGTTATCCGCCAAGCTATTACCCTTTTCTCTAATAATAATAATTTCATTATTGTCTACGCCCTTCGGAATAGTAACATAGACAGTTTCTGTTTCTTCTCGCTTTGTATTATTTTCAACCAACCACCGTGTAATTTGTAGAGGCACAGTACAACCGGTATAGGCTTTACTTAATGTAATTTCTTCGTTTTTAATAATAGGTTGTGGTTTCATTAAGCCATTGCGAATGTTTTCCATATTGAAAAACTGGGGCATGCCGCCGGCCATACCACCTGGCATACCACCCATAAATACACCATGGGGCATGCCCCCACCTCCACCAAACATATTTTGTGAGAAGAAATTAAATATTTCATCTGGATTAATATTCATATTCATATTCATTTGGCCACCCCCTTGCCGGAACATCTGGGGTTGGTCATATTTTTTCCGATTCTCATCTGTTCCCAATACTTCATAGGCATTTTGTATTGTTTGAAAGAGAGTTTTTGATTCATCGCTGCCATTATTTCTATCAGGATGGTGTAGTAACGATAATTTCCTATAGGCCTTTTTAATATCCTCTTGAGTGGCCGATTTGTCAACACCTAAAACGTCATAGAGGTTTTCTGTCGAGTTCATAATATATTAAATTCCATTGAATAGGGTTTAAATTATAATTACAGAATTTGATATATGAATAAATCTTTTTTCAAGATTTTGTGTTAAACCTTTTTTCAAGATTTTGGTTTAAACCTTTTTTTAAAAGGTTTTTTAATGGAACTACCACTCATCTACAAATATCAGCCGCGATTATTAAACGAGTTTGAAATGGAAGATGAATTGTTAAATCTGATAAAAACACTTATATCCATGAATACGTTAAATATTCTTTTTATAGGGGACAGTGGTGTAGGAAAAACATCTCTAATTAATGCGATTATACATGACTATTATGGCGAACAACCTAAAGAAGAGAATGTATTATCGATTAATAGCTTAAAAGAACAAGGTATTTCCTATTATAGAAATGATGTAAAAACGTTTTGTCAAACATCAAGTTTAATATCGGGTAAAAAGAAAATATTGATTTTAGATGATCTGGATATTATTAATGAACAAAGCCAACAAGTATTTCGCAATTGTATAGATAAATATAGCCATAATGTCCATTTTATTGCTTCATGTTCCAATCCGCAAAAAGTAATCGATAGTCTTCAGTCACGTATGACGATTATTAAATTGTATCCATTGGCATTGGAAAATTTAAGTAAAATAGTGAAAAAAATATGTGCATTGGAAAAAATAAAGATTGACCAAGAAGCCGAACAATTTATTTTATCCATCAGCAATAATTCAGTTAGGATTGTTATTAATTATTTGGAGAAATGTAAACTTCTCAAGTGTGATATAAACGTAGCATTGGCCGATGCGATTTGTACCAATATCGGATTCCACGAATTTACAAACTACACAACATTATGTAAAACGACGAAAGATGTTAAGCAGGCAATTAGTCTCATTTATAAGCTATTTGACCGAGGTTACTCGGTGATGGATATTTTAGACAACTATTTTTTATTTGTGAAAACGACAGATATGCTGACCGAAGATGAGAAGTATAAAATTATACCCTATATATGTAAGTATATAACAATATTCCATAATATTCATGAAGATGAAATAGAACTGGCATTATTCACGAATAATCTGGTTCAACTCTTTTCTTAACAATTTATAATGGGAACACAGTTATTTAAAACAAATGTTCCATTGGAACTATTTATTACGTTTATAAAATTAATCGCAGAAGAAAAAATAGAAAAAGATGAAATGTATTATATATTGAATAAAATAATATATAAACAAGCCGAGTACACTAACAATATTCACGGTTTCATTGAATCTATAAAACCTTATTATTATAAATCTAAATTATATTATGTTGAACGTAAGTTAGATTATGTTAAATTTATGACCATAATACGTCAGATATGTAATGCGCATAAAATAGAATACACGTCAAAAATAATGTATAATAATTCTAGTTATGAGATTGAATATACTATAAAGGGGCTATGCCCCTTTGAAACCCCATAAAAGGGGCATAGCCCCTTTAAAACCCCATAGAAGGGGATATGTCCCTTGTTTAGTGCGTCTTTTTAGTGCGTCTTTTTAGTGCGTCTTTTTAGTATGTCTTTTTAGTATGTCTTTTTAGTATGTCTTTTTTTTATAGTTTTTCTAGAAGTTTTAGTTTTTCTAGAAGTTTTAGGTTTTTGTCTTATAATGGGGTATTTATGGCTTACGAAACATATAGCAACAAATACAGACCCGTGTTCTTTTGTAACATGTAACTCTTCAAAGTGAAATATTTTCCCCGGATGTATGGTATACCCAGTGTTTGTAATATTATTTTTATACATTTTAACACTACCGTTTATTTTACCATAACCTCTGCGTTCTATCATGCCTGCTATAGATTGTGCTAAACTATATTCGGTATCTGTTCTTGAACCCGTTCCAGAATATTCGCACGCAAAACCACCAATATATTTTCCGTGTGGGTCTATTACAGTTGTTGTCATAACAGCCGCACTGATTCTCGAACCTAGTTTGCCATTGGCTTGAGCTTTGATACATTCTAATACTTCGCCCCATTGCAGTCGTTTTAGACCTTCTGTTCTGGATATTTCAATTGCTTCTGTTGGAATAACACTCGTATATTCAATAACATTCGTATTTTCAATACCCGCATCATTTAACGCAGCATCATATGAACCCGTTTCATAGGGTAGTCCTTTGGACCCGGCATCTGATTCACCCTTGCCTTTTGTTAAAAAATATTCGTATGGAATACGATTACCTAAAAGTAAAGACATTTGTTTATATATACTTTTGAAAAAAGTATCGCAAAAACATACTTTATACTTTATACTTTTGAAAAAAGTATCGCAAAAATATACTTTATACTTTTGAAAAAAGTATCGCAAAAATATACTTTATACTTTTGAAAAAAGTATCGCATAAAGTATCGCAAAAACATGCTTTGTGCTGTCCTTTTCAGTATGTTTTTGCGATACTTTTTTCAAAAGTATGTTTTTGCGATACTTTTTTCAAAAGTATATTATTGATTCCCAACTAAATACTTTCCAATCATTGTGTCCGATGCCAGTGCTTGTTTTACCGACATGCGAGCAAACCACTGATAGTGTGTACGTTTTAATAATTCATCCGCGGGTATATACAGTCCGATAGCTGATTTAGAGAGTTCAACAAAACTATTACCCATGAGCCGTTCAATCCCAATAACAGCACCTCTACTATCTTTTGCCCCTAGCAACGCCGCTGGCAGCATATTCATTTTACCGTGTATGACTTGCTCATTACACCAGCGGCCATACGCCCCTAAAAAATCGCTTTCAGACGTGTAGTCGGTAGATATGATCGTTTCTAAATAACTGGAATATTGGAGCATTGTATCACATCCTTTCAAACAGCCCATAATTTTGGTATTTGCAAAGAAATCGACATATTGCGAGGTACTGTTACGATCGATCAGTTCGCCCACAAACATTTTATCACCTTCGGTGGCTTTTTCAAATATTGGTTTTAACGGTTTGAAACAGATGAAAGAGCTGGGTACTAAAAAGCCGCCATATGTTAGCAATAGTTTAGATAACGCCAGTTGTCGAATTTTTGTTTTAACCGGATCGGCTACCAAATTTAAATCAATCGCCCAATCAGGAATAAGTTTGGGAAAAGACTCGTCATCAATCAGACATATATTACAATCCGCGCCGTTTTTATCTACTATAGATTTAATCACCATCATTAAATAGGGTTGATTGAGATCGGTTGAGTTGCGCGAATAGAAACTTTGCCAGTCCCGTGCGTTAAAATCATAGGTATTATGAATCCATAAAATCGGCTTATTTGTTGCTAAACTGGAATCGTTGAGTAGGTATTTCTGGACCATATCATAGCTCTCTACCTTTTCTTCGTCTTGCTGATGAAGCTTATACTTGTCATAGAGTATAGTGAGACCGCCCATCATGATTAAATAGGGAATATATTTGTAAAATTTTGTAATGTCGAATAGCACCATTATATATATACAATTTTTAAAAAAGCGTAGGTAAAAATACAAAACTTTTCTACACAAGAATAAGTGGGTTCGATATATCTATATCCATGATACCTTTACCCACTATAAACTCTACTCTATCGCTACTCGCCCGACAATGGGGGCAAGATTTTTGTACATTGAACCACTCATTCATCGCTTCCAAGAGACATAGTTTCTTACATTGCTGACACTGTACCACGTCCGTATTTTCTAGGATTGGTTCTAAAGTAATGACACACCAATTATCATCAGACGGAATAGGTATGATGGTATCGCAAGATACAAAAGTATTAGCATATATAGAGATGGCATTAGCACTAATGACTGCTACGCTGGGCACAGGCACAGGCACAGGCACCGGCGCAGGCACTTCATTGCGCACTTCTCTTCTATTGGCTCTTCCGACTACAAGCGGAATTGTAGGACTGTATTCAGCAGCATAGTCTGATGTGCCATTGCCTATTCTAAACACATTATGAATGCGACGCATTATTGTAATTTTTATACGCGGTGGTAAAGGCATATGAGGATTATAGGTCAATATCATATGGTGAGTGTCAATTCTATTTAAATTTAGTCCGAAGACAGAGGCTGTTGCCAAGGGTTCTAGTGGAATGGTAGAGAATTGCGGCGGCGGTGAATACGAGATATAGTATAAGTTTTGTGAAGTGGAATTATCCCTTACCGGATGAGGTAAATAATCTGCCATAAAATGGCGTGATTGAAATCCCGAAAGGTAAAATCTAGATTGCCTATTTAAGTTTATTTCAATAGAATCGAGCACTTGTCCATCTATTTCGCTCCCATCTTCATTGGTAATATGGAGATACTCGCTAGAACATATACCATCTTCCCCCATCCTAAAACACGTTTCATCATTATTCACTATTATTGTGCCGAATTCATAGTGTATCGTATTAAATGTATGCTGCATTTCTGCCAGTGCTCTACGCGGTTCCATGTCCATAAATATTCCTATGCTTTGCGGCACGCATTCTAGAATATAATTATCAGTAGCAGAAAGGGCGGGAACATCATCCTCATGATAATATTCTATACATTCGGCAAAATCCCCCAAGGTAAAAGTAACACTGACGTCGTGATATTGTAGTGCGAACAATGGTATGCCATCTGTATTAAAAACATCTTTAATGTCAAATTCAAACATCGTTTCGTGGAGTTCTAAAGATATATCCATTCTTTCACTTAAAGAATAATCAAAGGTCAAGTGCCGACTATTCGCCCTCATATCGTCAGGAAATATTAAATTCATCAAGCGTAAACGCTCTTTATCATACTTTAAAACGGTGCTGCCTCCAATCTTTAATTCAATGCTTTCAAACGCACGACTCGTCCATTTATTTTTATAGATCCACCCACCCGGCAATGCCGCCATTTTGAATTTGAAAAAAATAGATTTAATGACATCGCACGAACGTGTTATAGCAAATGAATTATTTGTGGCAAATCGGATGGGCGTAAAAGTACAGTCGTGGGATATTATATTCATCGCACTATTATTATGTAATCGGTGAGGGATACCAGCGTTACCTACGACTTGCATTAATGCGCCTGACATTTGTGTAATTATAGTATTATATCATTTAACCTTTATACACTTTGCCGTGAAACAAGTTTACCAAATAGGTAAAAATAAATATTTAATATTTAATATTTAATATTTAATTGTAATAATAATATATAATGACAAAAAGAGGGTCAAAAGGGTGTGTGATACCACAATCAAACGATTATAGTTGTTCTCCAGAGCTTGACCCATCTAAAACATATATTACAAAAATAGAAACTAAAGCAAATGGAACAGAAGAGATAAAAAATTACAGAGATATAGATGCTATTATTGATCCTTTAAATGAAGATAATAAATATTATATAGGCCAACCCATTGTCTGTGACACTGCCCAATCTAAAAAAAAACAGATTTCGTATGAAAAATGTGGCATGTCAAGTAAAGATGGTTCTGATGTAGAATTTATCGATTACGTGTATGGTGGACCTACCTTATCCTCTATTTTAGAAAATTCAGATTCGCCTGAACGAGATGCGGAATTTTATATAAGCATATTCAAAGGATTATTAAATATATTTAAAGCAGTTCAACTTCTGAACGAGAAAAATATATATCATTTTGATATTAAACCAGATAATATAGTTTTTGATAAAAGCACCACGCCGCCTACATTTAAACTAATAGATTTAGGCGATAGTAAATATATACCTACACCTGACGATTATAAAGTGGAATATAATTCTATAGGTACAAAGGGGTTTTTCCCGCCGGAAAAATTTGGTAAATTTGGCGGGGCAGTTTTCATGTCATTTGTAAATGATGATAGGGAAAAATCAGATATTTTAGGTTATGATAATGAAAATAAACAATGGATATTAAAATTAACGGGGGAAGTTAAACCGGTAGAATATTATAAAACTCTGGAAAAAGATAACCCTAACCCATTATGGTATAGTAAAACAGATGTTTGGTCATTGGGCGCGACACTTTTTTATATTATACAAAATCTATATGATGATATAGAACTAAATAAAGAAAATACTATGAATAGTTATACAAATTTATTTTCAACAATAAATATTGAATGTATTAAAGACATTATGAATTCAATGTTGTCGCTTGATATAGATGAAAGGCCAGATGCTCGAACGGCATTGCGTTTATATGAAAATTGTTTGCCAGCCGAAACAAAAAAGGGTGGGTTGAAACGAAGAAAAAGTAAAAAAAGTAGAAAAAGTAGAAAAAGTAAAAAAAGTAAAAAAAGTAAAAAAAGTAAAACAAGTAAAAAAAGTAAAAAAAGTAGAAAATAATATTGTTTACGGGACAGATCCGTCATGTAAACGTTTGAATTGAGTCATCATATTTTTATTCACCTCTTCATACATCTCATCTTGTTTCACCAACTTATAAGCCCGATTCATATCGCTTTTATTTTGTGCTTGGTCGCGTTGTTTCAGATATTCTTTCGCTTGATTCAAAGCCATCGGTGTAGTATCGTTATATGAAGCATGGCGTCGCATTTCATCTACACTCTTAAACTTTGGCCTTTGCAAATAATCATCGTGAGTGACCGGTATAACAGATTCTACATGTGCTCGTTTTAAATCTTCATAAGGAAGACGGGCAAACACATCAGACGAATAATAGTCGGGTTTATCGCCCATAAGATCCGCGCAGGCCCCGCCATTATAATATGAATCGGCCAAGTCTTTCACCGGTACCAACGCTTGTATTTCTTTCTTTTTTCGTTCAAACGTTTCATTCATGGATTGCATCGTGGTCGACCGAACATCTAAATCTTCATCTGATTTTAACCAGTCGGCATAACCGGTTTCTTCCTCTTCCGTTTTAATAATCGCTTGGTCAAACATGTCATTAAATAGTTTATTAAAGTTGGAATGTTGCTTTAGTTTATCGAGCAAAAGCTCTTTTTCTTCATCTTTTTCTACTACATAGTCAGTCGACTTTGTTTTTGTATTCCGAAAATTGTAGACGGAAAAAACTACTTTATAGGCAGCGGTAAAAAAAAGAAAGTATTCTTTATCCATATCGGATTTATCGGGATGAAGCATTAACACCATTTTCTTGGCGCGTTTCAAATCTTCGACCGTAAAATTATGATCTAAATTAAATAAATTTAATAAATCCGATAGATCATAATTGTCAATGTTTAAATCTATATCCGTCATTGTAAATATATACTCAACTTTTTAAAAAGTTGAGCAAACTAACTTATGATGACAGTAATGGCATGATATCATTATCACTATTATCATTATTATGAATATTTTCAGTTATGGGATTGTTTTGTATATTTTCTTCCGTCTTAACATGTAGTTGATTAATTTGTATATCTTCATTAAAAATGTTATTCAAGAGTTTACATTTAAGTATCAATCTACTTATATACTTTGTGTGGTGTTTATTAATAACTTCTAAATATTTTATATACATTGTAATTCGTTCACTCAATAATATATTTGTAAAATGTTGACTGTTTACAATATTATCAATATTTATTCCCATAATTATTTGCTCTTTATCATTGACCATTTTAGTATTTTTAATTTCCAAGTATTCATGTAGGTCTTTAATAGTGTTTAGTATAGTAGCCCACATATCTTTTAAGATTTCAAAATCATACACTTTCGATGGTTCTAAATCTTTATACACTGGGTAGTTAATATGGACTAATGCGTCGATAATTTTACTATATTTAATATCATTAACGGCATAATCATGTATATATTTGTATACTTTATAATATTCACAATACATACGATTATCTATATAATTAAATACTTTACGCATATTTTCGTACTCCATTTCAAACATTTTATTTTGAAAAAGAAATGCATCGAGACCAAATAAGTGTTCTTTATGATGATGTGTCTTAACAAGATCTATATAAATTTTATGAACCTTACTGATATTATCTGTGATTTCGTTAAATAGAGATAGTATATCACTACGTAGAGTTTTCAGCACATCAAACTGACTATTAATTTGTTTAATATTTTCCATTATATAAATAAATTTAAAATGTATTAAACAAAATAATATATTGTAGCCATTGTCATTCTATTATTATATGTAATATTATATATAGATATATAGATATATAGATATATAGATATAATATATATTTTTGGTTATTATATAGTAGACTATATTTTATATAATGAACAAAGAACAACCCCCTGGTGATGAATCGACTGTTGTGCTGGAACCGGTGGTTCAATGGACAGCAGAACACGAAAAAATACTTATTGAATGGGCTGATAAAGCCATTTGTTATAAATGGCTACATGAAAAATCTCACATGGTTTATTCTCATAGAAATACATGGTTTACAATTCCCGTGATTATCATGAGCACATTAACGGGCACTGCTAATTTTGCCCAGGATAGGATTCCCGCTGAATATGTTAATGCTTACACAATTGGTGTAGGTGCGGTAAATATTTTAGCGGGTATTTTAACAACTATTCAACAATTTCTTAAAATAAGCGAATATAATGAATCCCATCGTGTTAGTTCTATTTCATGGGGTAAATTTTATCGTAATATAAAGGTTGAACTAGCAAAATCACCTTCAGAAAGAGTGCCGGCTCTTCAATTATTGAAAATTTCAAAAGATGAGTATGACCGTCTTATTGAAACAAGTCATGCCATAGACCCTAAAATTATTAAGAAATTTAAAGATACGTTCTCTGGCGGTGAACTAAAATATACTGCTGATGGAAAACTATTACCAATGAATAATCAACAAACCGTTTTCTCGTTATTGAAAATACCAGAAGATTGTGATATAATTGAATCTACTGTAAATAGTCTCTATAAAGCGCCAGTGGTAGAGACAAAAATAACAATACCAACGCCACCACCGAGTGTACCTGTTAATACTAATAAATTTATGGAAACGGTAAAAAAGATGGAAGAAAGAAAAAAACATCAACTTAAAATTCAAGAGTTTATAGAAAAGTTTAAAATAGACAAAGTTAGAGAACCAACATTGGATGAAATTATTGATAATTTAAATAATGAGATTTCTGAAGAAATGATAACTAGTATTTTTAACAGCGATGAAAATATTAAATTAACTATAGATGAAAATGTATAAGTCAAAAATACCAACAACTAAATAACTTATATATTTATAAATTTATAAATTTTTGGCCTTTATCACACACCGATTTAAAAAGAGTTTAAACCCTTCTACGTCACCGCCAATAAAAGAATCATCAGGGATAAACCAATGTTCCCGACGTATATTACCTTGAAACATTAATACTGTTGGTACGCCATTCACCATTTTATATCTCTTGAATGCCATGTATAAATCCATCGTTTCGTCAATGTCTAGTTCTACATATATAATATTGGTTTGGTTATTGTTTTTAATCCATAAATCCCATAGAGGCGCAATCTTTTTACAAGGACCACACCATTTGGCTGAAAATTTAATCACTACCATTTTCTGACCCATGGTTTGCTGGAGTGTAAGCAAATCTTTAACATCTAGTTCAGTAATTATGTCGATTTGTTTCGTAGTAGTAGACATTTATATAGTATCTATAATTATATTTATATTACTTTTAGTGTACGTAATATGTATAAACTTATTGGCCTACGGGGGGCGGGACAAGTCCAACAGTGCTTCCAACTCACCAATATCAATCTCGGGCATATCCATATGTGATTCCCAGAAATATTTACAAAATGCCCACTGAAACCGACAATTGTTTGAATACCATTCAGGTCTACTCTTACTGATCAATGCATTGACTTTTTGCGGCAATAAATAATGACTGCTCTTTGGTAAGACATAACATAATTGAACAATAGGCAACACAGGGTTTTTTTCTTTTACTGGTACGAGATGCGTATCAAAATAAGGAATATATTTAATCAAGTCAGAGAGCAAAGGTGCATAATGGTATTTATATGTCCACCGCCAATCGACACACCCGCTCGTATAATACTTCATTGTCCATTCCAGACCTTCCAAATAATTAATACAAATTTCTTTACAGCGTGCGTCATTTATTTTAATGTCAAATAATGTAGAGTAATAACGTTCGCGCCAGCCGGCTTCAAATGGATTGATATATAATTCAGCAGAACGGTCTTTCATGGGTAGCAATAATGTTTCGTCTACCTCTTTATCTTTATCTTTTTCAGATTGAAAAGGCTTTCGTGAGGCCATTTTATCTCTCAAAATATATTCGGCTTGAATATACTCCAATTCCAAACCGGCTAAATAAGTGATGTATTTCCTTAAATTTTTCCATATAATTTTATCACCATCGGTCAACCCATTTTTTTCATTTTTCCCCGTAAAAACATGCTTATACGCCAGCATTAAATGGTCAATCCCTTTTGTTCGGATGTTCAGAGCCGGAAAATGCGGCATAAAATCATTCCCTAGTAAAAAACAGATGAATATATAATCCGTTGGTGAGCCCCCACCAGTTATACAACTCGAGGGTAAGGGCAAGCCCCCACCAGTTATACAACCCGGGGGTAAGGGCAAGGGCAATAGATGGGCAGAGCCCCCACCAGTTATACAACCCGGGGGTAAGGGCAAGGGCAATAGATGGGCAGAGCCCCCACCAGTTATACTTTTAGCAAACAAGGGTATGTCTAACAAATAAAGCGAGTTGGGGTCCAATGTGTTATCTAGACTTTTAATAAAATGCGGCGTTTCTCTAAATAAATACAATTGTTCAGAAATATGTAGATGATTTAATGTCAACATGATAAGGTCCGCATCTAAACCATAGATAACAGTGATAGACTCTTTATGTTCTGCTGGTGTGTTGCGAATATATTCAAATAGTTTATGCTCGCCTTCCCCGGCTTCATCTGCGGTAGACACCATAATGTTTTCCAAGCCAAATTCTTTAGGATTACTAAAACGAGCCTTAACTTTGTCACCTAGGTTTAACATAAAACTGGTACCGGGAGTGATGTTGGAGGTGTTCCATGGGGGCGCTGCCCCCCAACCCCCGGGTAGTAAATTTGCCCGTGCCGCCTCGCCGCCGACCGCAAGTGCAAGAGCAGCAGATGGATTTGCCCGTGCCGCCCCGCCGCCGACCGCAAGTGCCAGAGCAGCAGTCGGAATTGCCCGTGCCGCCCCGCCGCCGACCGCAAGCGGAATTGCCCCCATATAACGGCGCCGTCGTTGCTGATTTAATTTAGCCACTGGCGCTACACCATCAAATGCGATAAACACTGTGTGGTTGGGTTTGATTAATTTAATATAATAAACGAGTTTCTCACAAACGGCCAAAATAAGTTTATCTTCAAACTGCGCATAATTAATATTTTTTTCTTTAGACAACTCGTGAACAGCATCATAAATAATGGAATTAGAGTCAAGATAAAGATTATTGATTGTATCTTTATGTTGATTAAATTTTTTTATAATAGAGCGATGTTTTTTAACAATGTGTGAAAAATAGCTAGGGATACCCATATGGGATTTATGTATTATAGTAATATATCAGTTTAGCTTTATATGTAAACAATAATATATATGATATATAGTATACGATGCCAATTCAACTTAAATTGTCCAACATGTTACAATTATTTTCAGCCATGTCGCCGCTATTATTAGGATTCTTTTTAGTCATGTCGTCGTTATTCAATCAGAATCTAAAAGGAATTATCTATTTAGCAGGGGTACTACTAGCCTCGGTAATTAATATTTTTCTAATGAATCAAATCGGTAGTAAGGTAGACCTTAATGCGTCATTATCATGTGATCTTATTAAGTTGCCTTTTTTATCTGAATTCAATAGTCCGGCCCCCACCAGTTTATTTATCGCCTTTACAATTGCGTATTTAGTGTTGCCCATGTATTATAATAATCAAGTGAATTATGTGGTTCTATCAGCACTGCTTTGTCTGCTTGCTCTGGATGCTGTGACCAAAATTAGTAATAACTGTACGACATCGGGTGGTAGCATATTAGGCACTTTGGTCGGCTTTGTATTGGGTGCTACTTGGTATACTCTGTTTCATCAATCGGGGTATGATTCTTTGCTCTACTTTGATGAATTACAAAGTAATAAAGTGGTGTGTTCCAAACCGTCCAAACAGACGTTTAAATGCAATGTGTTCAAAGGCGGAAACCTAATATCGAGTAATATCGTCTAGTACATATATAAATATATAAATATATAAATAATTAAATATATAAATATATACATATTTAATTATTTATATACTATGAAATATTCTTTATATTCAGAAGATATAATAGTCGACAATAGCAAAACAATTGTACATAAAATAAATATATTTTGTCAATTTTTCGTTCATACTGATTTAAGTAGATATAAAGAAATCGTTTTTTGCTTATTACAAAATGTTAAAAATTCAAATATAGATAAAATTTATTTATTAAATGAACGAATTTATTCGGATAAAGAACTAGATATTACATCAGATAAAATTGTACAAGTTAATATTAATAAGCGTTTATGTTATTCAGATGTTTTTAATTATGTGAGTATCAACAACATACAAGGATTTATATGTATTATTAATGCTGATATATTTTTTAACGAAACAATAAAGAATTTACATTATACACATTTACCATCAGATAAATTGATAATTTCACAGTTACGGTATGAGTATGATTTACAGAATGTATCAAAAATATTTGGACCAAGACCAGATTCACAAGATTCATGGATAATTCACAGTAACTTAATTAAACATATTGTACCATATAATAAAGTATTTAATTTTCAATTGGGTATGCCTGGGTGCGACAACAAAATATTATATTTATTTAATATTTTGGGTTTCAAAATAATAAACGATCCAAAATTTATTGTAACCTACCATTATCATAAACAAAATGGTAGATCATATACAGAAAAAGACTTGATCAGCAAGCCATATTGTGTAGTTCAGCCCAAAAACTATGATATACAACAATATTTCAAACACATGGATAATTTATCATTTTACGATAATTCTCATTTATACAAATATATTTTAAAACAAATAAGTAATAATATACCATTTTTAATACCTAGAATATCGGGAATGGAAAATAATTTAGCTGTGTGGGCAAAATACGCAAAATTATCTGATAATGATAATCAAAAAAAGGTATTAGTTGAAAATATGACAAATATACAATTTAAAACAATCTTAAAAAATAATGCTGGTATTTGGTTTGAAAAAGAAGATAGTTTATTCAAGTATTCTGATATGTATTTAAAATCATTTGAAAATTGTGATATGTATACAGGTTGGGACAAAAAAAGTAATGTATATAATGATACTATTTCATTTTCACAAAACTATATACAGTATGATTTATGTAAAAATAACCAGCAGATGCTATGTATATACTCTTTAGAAATATTTCATTATATACATTATTCAGATACATGGACCAAATCCTTGAGAGGAAAACGTATTTTATTAGTTTCAGAATTTGAAGAGTCGTTAAAAAAACAAATTCCTATACGAGAAAATATATATGGCATTGATCTTTTCCCAGATTGTAGTTTTGTTTTTATTAAACCGCCACAGCAAACAGAGCCGTCATCCGATATATTTAATGAATTTCAACATTTTTGTAATAGATTGGACGCATTAAAAGACGACTATGACGTAGCATTGATTTCGTGTGGAGGATATGGCAATTTGGTATGTAATTATATATATGAAACGCATAATAAATCATCTGTTAATGTGGGTGATGTATTACAAATGTACTTTGGGATTGGTAATAAGAAATGGCTAACTGACAGAAAGGATATTGTAAACATGTATATTAATAAGCATTGGACCATCTTAACAGATATGCCTAATTCGCATACTTATTCCTATTTGCATTAATGTATTGAATAAAGTTTTTAACAAACAATTGTCTGTGAAATGAATTTAACAAGGCTTTTTCATTGCGCATATTCTCATTCATGATATTAATAAAATTTTGAATAATATTACCAGTATTTGCTCTTTTATACATGGATAGAGAGTCTTGCGTAAATTCGGGTAGACCAATACGTTTATTTACACTATTATGAAAAGACCATAAATAAGCTTTTAAATTATCTTGTGATGCTGTAATAGCTGGTCTGTTTGCTCGTGACATGGCTAATTTGGCATGTGCTTGGCATGTAGGGCAAGGTAAATTATTACATATGGCTTCAATAAAGGAAAATAGCATAGGCAGTTCGCTTTTAAATTCAGGTTTTAATTTCTCGGCTAAAGTATGAAATAAGTACCACGTAGCATTGCCCCAATCTTTTTTTTTCATAATAATATATATAATATAAAGATATATATTATTATTTACTAATGAACTATAAGATTGAAGATAATATAGATTTTTATACTGAATTAAATAAGGTAGATGATAGTGGCAACAGTAGCAACAGTAGCATATGTATGTTAACACACCAACCTTTATCTGAAAATTATATAACATTACCCTGTAAACATACATTTAATTATATTCCGTTATATCACGAAGTATCTACTAAATTTATACATAACCATTATGATTCAAACAAATTACATAACAATGAAATTAAATGTCCTTATTGTCGAACGAAATATGATACATTGTTACCCTATGTAGATTATGATGGTATTGAGAAAAAACATGGTGTGAATTGGCCGGAAAAAGACAGTATGAAACATATGGAGTGTAGTTGGTTATATAAAAGCGGCAAAAATAAAGGTGAACCATGTCGTAAAAATGCTTACCAAAAAGGTGCCAAAGTATATTGTTATCTACATTGGATGATGATTAATAATAAACCGGTGACCAGCAGCACCAGCACCAGCACCAGCACCAGCGCCCTACCAGTTTGGACCAATGAAATGGACACCTTATTTAAAGCGAACCATATTATAGGTCTTAAAAAGATTTTGAAGAATCACAATTTACCGGTGAGTGGGACGAAAAAAACACTCGTGATGCGAATAGTAAATTCAAATATTACTCTATAAGAGTAATAATCGTAATTATAATAACATTATTATATCCTAAAAAATATAATAATGTCTACAAAAGAGAAAATAACACAAACCATTAAACAATGGATACAATTGGAAAAGGAAATACAGGTATTACAAAAAGAACTGAAAGAAAGAAAGGTTAAAAAAAACACATTATCGTCTACTTTAGTAGAAATAATGAAAACGAAAGAGATTGATTGTTTTGATAGTAGCGAGGGTAAAATTATTTATACGAAAAGTAATGTTAAGAATACTATAAATAAAAAATATTTAATAGAAAGCCTGGAAAAATATTTTGAAAATAATCCAACTATTCCAACGGATGATATTGTAAAATTTATATTAGATAATCGAACAATAAATACCAAAGAAAGTATACGACACAAACCGTTAAAAAATATATAGCTTTTAAATATAAATGCAAACAGGCAAAACAACAAAGGATTTGGTATTTAAAAAATTTATAAATAACCGTCAAGAGAATCAAACACAAGAAGAAAAACATATTCATGATTTTACAAAAGATGATGTAGATAGTATACTAGATTTTACAACACAAAAAGCGATTACTAGTCCAGTAAAGGCGGCAACAAAAGACTATATATATTATGCGGATGAATTACAATTACAAAATACAACTACAACTGCAAAATTAACAAAGCAGTATATGCATAGTCATATATGTATATATCATATCATTACAAGCCATATTAAACCATTTGTCATGTTTTTACTCTTTAAAGATACAGATAAAGATAACAACAATAACCATCGATTAACTCTACCATTAGCCGATAACATAGAAGACGCGATTAAAAAGGCCAACACACTTTTTACATCATCAGTTTCAAACATAGACTATAAAGGTTTTATTGAAGAGGGGGATGATGTATATTTTATTATGGAGGCACATACTTTATCTGTAGTAACGCCGGAAGTGTGTCAGTGGGCTTTATCTACTGAACTAGTGAATACTAAAAAAGTATTAAATGTTGATATAGATGATTCAGTGACACATTTCTTTCTGGAAAATATCAAATTACTTTTTGTATATAATAAAGAAGGCCATCAGTATGAATGTCCTACTGTGGCGTATTGTCATAAAAATGTAGAATCTGTAAAAGAAATAGGACTTTGTAGAGCAGGACCATCTGCACCTTATGGTCCATATTATTATTTCGATCTCGAGGTTGAAAAAGAAAAGGAAAAAGGCGGTGTTGTACGGTTTGCGTTATTTACTGGTAAACAACTCGTAAATCCGACCGGCAAAGCAGATGAAATTGCCTTTAGTAATCCGACCGCAAGTGCAAGCGAAGCAGATGGAATTGCCTACGACTCACTCATTATTAATTCGACACTAGTTGTCAAAACATTTGAACAACAAGTGCTATTATCCTATAGTGAATAATTACTTTTTCAAGCAAATTGTGATAGCTGCTCATCATTATCCTCTACTACTTCTTCTTCTTCTTTAACATATCTTTTTTGCTCTTCCTCAACAGGTTCATCCCCACCTTTTTTCATCCGTTTTCCTAAAGCCTTTTTCACAGTTTTTTTACATTTAGGACATAATTTTATATGCGAAAGTATAGAAGCGACATCAGTACCTTTTTTATTTTTTTTACCAACCTTTTGTGTTTTTTTTGTTTTTTTCTTACCAAAAAATTTACTCTTGCCTTGTTCATATAAAGCATGAGTTCCAGCTTTAATAGAAATCCAATCCTTTTTGGCTTCGGTCGCGACATCACTGATGGACGGATGTTCGCCTTTGGCTTTACGCGCATTTAGTTTTTGTTTCACTAGTTCTAACCAGGTAATTTGTTTTTTGGCCATATTTATTATACAATTACTTTTTATAAAAAAGTATGACAAAAACCTACTTTTTATAAAAAAGTATGACAAAAACCTACTTTTTATAAAAAAGTATGACAAAAACCTACTTTCTTCTAAACGCTAGTGTGTAAATGTAATTCAGTATGAACAATTTCGCGAACTGATTTGGTTTTATAATCTTCATACATTTCTAAAGCTTTATAATACCCAATAAACAACGACGCGATAACAGTCACTAGGTTATTGATTAGCATAAGAAAACTATCAATCTCAATCGAATACGCAACCCATATAACATTGGCTACTACGCGCAAAACAATAAACACCGCACTAAAATCTCGTGTAGATTTGGTTCTATAGGTTTTAACCATTTGTGGAATATTATAAACTAAATTAATAACGTTAGCAATGATGATGAGTACATTCATAGTGACTGATACATTTTGATCAAGTATAGTAAAATACATATCAACAAGCAGTAAACAGTAAGTTAATTAAAGTGTAGTAAAATCGTTTTATTATTTATTCTTTATACATATAAATAAATAAATGTCAGCACTCACCCGACTATTAATGTTATATTTAACCGTGGCGATATTATCGTTGGTGATAACAACACTATTTGCTTTTTTTGGTATAGGGTTTGATATATATGGGAATTATCTATTATGGTTTATAGCTTTAGCTATTTTATATTCGATATTGCCGAAAGAATCGGGGACGTTGTTTAATGGGTCCAACCCGGTATAGGGTCTAACTATAACATAGTGCTGCGTCTTTAAGTATAAATCAAATCAAAATATATTAACAGGTAAAATTGAAATAGAAATAACCGTATATAAGTAAATAACCAAAGCAACACTAACAAAAATGGAAAAGACCATTAATAAGAAAATAGAAACCCATCAGATTGATTTTAAAAATCAGATTAAAACATGGTTTGAAACACATAAGGCTTGTATAAAGACCATCGATGTGAATGGTAGCAACATTAATAATACAGATACAGATTTAAAAAGCGAGTTTTTACAATTTGTATTTGACAGCCCAAGTATAGCCTTTGATACAGAAGATTTTCAAAAGCGAAAACGTATCAAAAATATTGTGGCGAGTGATAACTTGTGTATAGCAAAGCGAGCCAATGGACAGCAATGTACCCGTAGTAAAAAGCATGAAAGCGGGGATTTTTGTGGGACACATATTAAAGGCACGCCTCATGGTGAAATAAATACTAAATCAGATGAAAAAGGGAAAACAATGACAAAGATAGAAATTTGGGTACAAGAAATCAAGGGAATAAACTATTATATTGATAGCACCAACAATGTGTATAAACCGGAAGACATTATTTCCAATAAGCAAAACCCGTCCATCATCGCAAAGTGGTCATTGTCAGAGACGGGTGTATATAAAATCCCGTCGTTTGGTATTTAGCCCCCCAACCTTTTGGCCAAAACCAATTTAGATAAAACATATTACACCTTTTCGAAATGAAAATACACAAAGATAAGAAAAATAACGTTTACATTATTTTTAACATTTTTTTAGTATTTTTAACATTTTTGTATTTTTTAAATAAACTTTGACAAATTACCTGTCACAAAACCTGTTAATAAAATCTCTGGTGGGAAACAGTTCATTATGCGAGTACAAAGTACAACACGATCTTTACAAGATTCAAGAGGATAATCTTGCGTGTTTAATCCCCACTTCAATGCATTACAACAGATACTTTCTGTACGTAATTCAAAAGGAATTTCTTCGATCAAAAGACCATTTTGTAACAGTCGTTCCAACAGTGGTTGGTGCTCCATTTCAGTAAGTATAATTGCCTTTTATTTTTACTATAAAAGTATTTCAATTTTTTATGAATATGAGTTAAATAAAAAAGTAATAGATTTGGTTCAACATTTTTTAAAGGTTATTTATTATAATGACATCCCTATTTCAACCTCAAGACCAATTCAAACACATTATACAATTATTAACTTTAGAACATATTATACCTATCGAATTACAAGCATTAAATGGCTTAATGATACAACGAGAAAAGCTGTTAGATGATATCACGTATGATAAAATAAAGATGAATATACCTAAACTTAAACAATTTTTTTCATCCTCGTACATGACAGCTCTACAATCGCACGCTGATACGCATCAGAAATGGCCCTTATTAAATTTAATACGACAGCTGTTGCGGTACTACGACTATAAATTAGAACCTAAACGAATATGTGATGGATACACGAGCGATGGCAAGAAAAAATATAAACGGATGTTTATTGTTGAGAAAATGAAGAAAAAATGAAGAATAAATAAAAGCAATACAAATATTACTTAAATATAATTAGTTATATTTACGTAAATGATTAAATATATTATTGCTATCGGAACAGCAGGAATATTGATTTATTATATAAAGCAAAGTCAAAGTCAGCAGAGTAAAATATTAAATAAAGTTATTTTACAAGATGCTCAAACACAAACAGCAACAGTAGCAACTGTAACCCCGCCCAATGAAACCAATTTACCAGACTTTATTACTGTTGATAAACCAGATTCAATTGAACCATCCACAACACCACCGCGTAGAACAACATCCTTTGCTAGTTTTTTCAAAGTTTTTTAGTTTTGTAGTTTTTTAGTTTTTTAGTTTTTCTATTATTTCCACCCATATCTTTTTTTTTAGTTTTATTCCGTACAGCTAAAAACGACTTGTAAAAATCCTTAACAAAGTGTTTAAATAATTTATAGTCGATCGCATAAGTTCCCCATTTTGTTGCCTTTAAAATCGTATTAAATTCTTCGGATGATATAGCTCGTACAATATCATCGCCTTGTTTTTTAGATGTGATGGGAATGGCAAATAAATTTTGCGTCATGGCATACTCGCCATTGAAATCATTATAAGGATAGGGATAGCGGCCGCTATTTATTATTACTTTGGCTACATGAAAATGACCTTTATTTTTAGTATTTGAATAACGTAGATTTATTTTATTACCATTGGTGATTGAACTTATTACGGGGTATTTAAAAACCACATCTTTAATTTCTTTGGTCTTGGAAGTAGAGTACGCTGTATCGTGAAGAATAGTTAAACTGTTTTTATTTGTATTATTTTTTGTATTTTTTGTATTTTTTGTATTTTTTCCACTTACTAACAAGTGTTGTATCTCTTTAAATTTATAATTCGGTAGAAAACTTATTTTAGTCAAATCTATACTATGTTTTTCACCTACTTCGTCAATGACAATGGTATCTTTATCAGCTGGTGTGTTTTTCAAAACATATAAATCTATTTTTGTATTTACATTAAACAGCTTTTTCGTGGCTTCTGCGCCATAAATATGTAAATACATCATCTGTTTATGGGTTAGCTTTGCCCATAAATTAGTTTTATTATCGGGACTTCGCCAGCCAGGCGGATGAATAAATGCCATATAGCCACCAGAATTTAAAAGATCGAGTGATTTATCAACAAATTTCGTCCATAAAGCTACTGTTTTTTTATTATTTTTATTTGTTTCTTCATTAAAGGGTAAATTGCCAATGATAATATCATACTTATGATCAAAACGATGTGTTAAAAAATCCGCCCCTACTATTTGTGCGTCTGTACCAAAAACAGTACGAGCTATTTTAACATTTTTAAGATTTAATTCAGTCATGAACAACATTTTTTTTAAAATATGTTGGCTACGTTTAGTTTTATTAGGTATCTTTTTAGCTAGCCCGGTCATGAGACGGTAAAAAACCAACATGAAAAAATTACCGATGCCACTGGCTGGATCTAACCATTTTAAATCTGGATTTGACCAAACATCGGCTGGTAATTGATCCAATAGTTCATCTATTAATGTAGGCGGAGTAAATACTTCGCCGAATTTATCTTTTTCATTTTCACGCACCGGTAAATAATCTTTTATTTTTTCAAGTATTTCATTATAATTCATAGATGTTATAAGCATGGATGGCTTACTGTTAAAATTATAAGATATTATATATAATATACTTTGGCGGGCTTTTGAAAAGGCTTTTGAGAAAAGCCAGGCAAAACCCACGTAAAAAGGCTTTTGAGAAAAGCCAGGCAAAACCCACGTAAAAAGGCTTTTGAGAAAAGCCAGGCAAAACCCACGTAAAAAGGCTTTTGAGAAAAGCCAGGCAAAACCCACGTAAAAAGGCTGTGAAATATTGAAGGGGGATTTGGCTCAACCTTTTTTAAAGGTTGTAGGTGGGATTTGGCTCAACCTTTTCCAAAGGTTGGTTAGAGATACAACCTCAAAATCTCATACATTTGGTTATAACACACTGGATCTCGATGTTCTACATGCGAGCAGTTGGTTTCGTGTATATGAAAACCATCATTCTCATCTAAATATTTCAATCCCAACAAATCCGACTGGTAGAGTTCCGTATCTTGAATCGGAATAACATTATATTCTTCATCATAAAAACTAAATTTAGCGCTCTCTGGCGGTATAACAGTTGTATCAAGAGAAGACCATATAGCTACAAAATTTACCAATGACATTAGATTGGTTTTTTGCTTGTCAGACCCAGTTGTTAACCGCTCATTATTTAAGAGTGGCAAATAATTACACTTTGCTAAATAGGTAGGTAATTCGGTTGGATCACGCCAATAACCTGCTACTGACAAATGCGATTGAAAAAAGTCGCTGTACATATTTAGTGTTAACCCATTCTTAACCCCGCCATGGGGTGACACCAGTGTAATTAAATTATGAACAGGATAATTATTACACTGTTCTACATAGCCTCTGGCCAACAAACCGCCTTGAGACATGCCGATAAAATCAAACCCATTTTTAAGAGCATCAATATCGTATAGTGTATCACATAGTATATCTAATTGAGATGGCAAAGGCGTATATAAACTAGTACTTTCACCATTTCCGATTTCTATATTAAACACTGTTCGGTTAAAGGTATCACTAATCCACTCACTAAATTCTTGCATTTTCATAGAAGAACTAGCAACGCCATGTAAAACAACTACAGGTATGGCATTCATATTATACTGTCCATCATAATCACTGTTATCATTATAACTGTCATTATAAATGACATTATTGACAATAGGATATGACTTCACACATGTTTTATTAAAAGGAATCAATAACAAAATACATAGTTTTATTATAATCATTTGTCGTATGAATAATTATAATAGAGTTCATTATTTAAGTTAATTTATCAAAGTGTTAGCATACAATCGTACCATTAAATATTAAATATTAAATATTATATATTAGTTTTGCTAAAAATATTAATGGCGTCTTCAGTATGTGCCATATTTTCTAATTGTTGTTCCCTTTTTAATTGGTTCAATTGCTTTAAATGTACTCTCATAAATAAAGGAATATTGCTATCATCTATTTCGTCATCTTCATTCTTATCATTAGTTTCATTAGTTTCATTATGTTCATCAATAACGTCGTCATTCATGTGTTCGTTTGTATTATCATTATTATTGGCATTTTTAACAGTATACACAATGTTGGTTTCTTCATCTAATGGGGTAACAACCTTATAATTACAAAATTTACAATCTAACCAAGTAGGGCATTTGCAAAATTTATAGGTTTGACAGTGTAATTGTGATTGACATGGTTGTAAATCTTTTATAGAGTGTATTTCAATTGGTGGATTTTTAGTTTTATTATTAAATGCGCCATAAGGATAAGGAATACCGCTTTTTTCTTTACACGCATCTATAATAGGTATTATTGTTTTGCCATTACACGGGTTTATATTATATGTTTTATATAAATTATTATAACATATTTCACTTTTTAAACCATCATTTAATTGTGTCGGTACATCAGCACACAAGTTACATTCGGGATTCAAATAACTAGCAGTTTTCGATAAAATGATTAATGTCTGGTAATCTTTATACTTTGCAATGCCCTTGCTATTTTTACAATTGTTAATATCTATATCTTGTATATTATGATGTAAATGATAGTTGTCATGGTCATGGTCATGGTCATGTGTTGGTATTGAAACATTATTCATTAAAAAATTGGGATTGATCATATTATTATATTCTACTGTATGAGTTCTGGCATATTTATATATAGTCTCACCATTTTTCTTATTATAATACTGATTAAAATCTCTCGGTTGGTCATTGGCAAATGTGCGAAATCTTCCCATACACTATACTAATATAATATCATACTTTTATGATATCATAAAGGATAACTAATGCCCTACTTTTTCCAAAAGTATTTTTGCTCTACTTTTTTCAAAAGTATTTTTGCCCTACTTTTTTCAAAAGTATTTTTGCCCTACTTTCCAAAAGTAGTTATATAATATTATTACGTTCATATAATAATTCGAGTTCTAGAGAAAAACTAAAATCCATAAAATTAAGATCTACAATATTACCATATTTATCCAATAGTTTAATTTCTAGTTTAGTTATATTAACTGGACCATTATATTGTCGTATCTTTACTAGTGGATTGGAATCATTTTCGTCAATAATCATTGAAAACTTACCATTTAACAAAGATATTTTTGCTAATGTATATTGGTCAATACTAGATTTATCGAAACAAATAATATTAGTTTCATTATAATTGTACTGATAGTCATTTATACATAGATATATATAACGGTCCCCTCCCGCATCAAATAATCCTTCGGATACAATCATACCTTCTATTTTTAAATACCTGGCAAGACGAAACCCTAATATCCAGCCAAACGTTTCCATCATATTGGTCGTGTTATCTGTTGTAAAATGTAATGAAAACACAAAATCGTCTGGAGCTGTATCTACTATTTCAAACTGGGTCTTGTTGTTATATTGATTTATAGAAACCATTAAATGTTTTAATGGTAATTCCGTATTGGATTGATTAAAATACTGCGTATTCAAGTAGGTTACCAATGTATCATTGTCATAGTTTCCATCAGGAATAACTATATTATAAATGCTACAAGTATTACATAATGTTAGTTCAATTGTAAACATATTATTTTTTTTAATATGTGAAAATAAAAACCAAGAATTGGGTATTTCAACCGAAGCCAGTTTCATTGACACCACATTTTTAAATTGTTTCGGTAAGACATATACATAATTACATGGATTGCTGTTGTAATATTTTTCTCTAAAGCAACTGTCAACATGGACATTCACTAAATTGGTGATGCGTTTAATAGAATTGATTGTTCCGGAAACAAGTTTATTTTCAAATGTATTTGTGATAGGCGTATTGGATTTATCATTTACTAATGGTTGCGCTGGCGTCAAACTTTTAATATCAAGAATATTATTATTATTATTATTCAATTCATCTTCTTTTTCTATTTTTTCCAATATTTTATTTAATAAGTAACTACTACTGCTAATAGCTTCAAAATTATGATAGTTTTTTATCAAACTAATAATATAATTATCGTCTTCTCTACAAGATAAATAATATATATCATTTATTTTCATATAATCACGGTATTTGTGTATACAAGATAAAATCATGGCTATTTTTTTAAAAAGTGTCACAATATCCTTGTGTTCATTGTTTGTTAAAGTATTGACCTTTTTCATCATTTTATTAAGTTCATTAATATCATCTTCGGATAAATTTGGTGATACTTTGAATAAGTTGGTCATATCATCAAAGCTATAATTTTCAATATTGGTGTCTATGTTATCCATACTATACTTGATAAATATTTATTTTTACACCTTCACACCGACAAATGAAAGACGAAGGTGTATAAATAGGTAGACAATGTATATATTATGGTTTATACCTATAATTGTTTTTATCGTTTGCGTTTTTAGGCATTGAAGCTGTGAAATTAATTAAATAAGGCAATCTAATATTTAAATTATCTACCGACTTATACATACTTTTAACATATAAATTTAATATAGCTATATAATTAGTGGATGCTGCGTTAACCGGTAACCCTTGCGCTTGACATAAAGTAGGTATAGGATTATAACTGTTATCGTTTGCTATTGTAACGCCGAGAGCCTCATACATGTTAAAAAAATCATTTATGGTAATGAGCGAAGGACCTTTAATATACATTTTTTGTATATTTTTACTATTGTAAAATAGGTCACATATAGTTTGTGTTTTTGTTTCTTTACCTTTACATCCACAAGATGATGAATCATTTTGTTTACCTTTACACCCACAGGATGTTGAAGTATCTTCACAAAGTGCTAGTTGTTTTTCTTTATTACATATAATTACATTAGTATCAGTATTAAAATTAAATATGGTTTTTAGTTTACTTATATGTTTTGTAAAATAAAGTGTAGACTCTACACTCCAACATTTTTGAGGCATTGAACATTCATATAAACAATCTAGTGTAGACATTAAATTAAAAGTATTACCATTTACATCTACTTGTTTATTAAGTACAATATAATTCGCTAAAGTGGATGAATTAATAACATTAGGTTGGTTTATAACATTACAATTTAAATTTAAAAACCCATTATTGTTGAAAAATAGTGTATGAAAATCTATATAAGATATAGGCACACACGATAAATCAACATAATGCGTTTTAATCTGAAATCCTTTTTTGCCTATACATCTGTCATATAAAATAGCAAAATCAATGCCTACAATATATGGGATATCTGGATATCTTGTCCATGAAGATGGTAATAAACATATTAATTTTTTAATTGTTGCTGTTTCTACACTATCAATGGGACCAAATGTATATGTACCGTTTGCACTTACATCATTAAAAATTGCTTCACCAATACAATTTAAATTTGATGTATTATTTAACACAACTGTTGACAACGAAGAACAACCTCGAAACGCTGTATCTCCAAGAAAGGATAGAGCGTCTGGCAAAATAATACTTGTTAATGACGTACATCTATAAAAGGCATCAATATTTATTTTATTAATAGTAGGACATAGTGTTATTCCTTTTAATGATGTAAAATTTATAAAGGCATTTATACCTATTTCATATATCGTTTCAGCTAAAAATACACTACTAATGTCAGTTATTGTATATAATGTATTGGGTGATTGAGAATAATTATAGGCTAATATAACATTTTGTATATCATTTTCTTGGATAACTTCGCCACTATTAAAAGATATATCAACATTATTATTAAAAGTAATGGTATTCATTTTATATAAATAACTACAATATTAATTATATAAAATGAGGTGGTTTGATGTACTGTTTTACATATAAATTTATAACGTATGAATAGAGGAATATAAATAAGCAGTATATCTGCCATATGGTTTAATATTGGAAGGAATGATACTATTAGGGAAATCAACATTATTAGTGTAAGGCATACCGGTTGTATCAACTGTATCATATAATAATTCAGGACTACGGAGTTGAGTTGTTGGGACAGTACCATTATCCACATAATTGATCCAAGGCCATATATTTCCTAGGGGTTCATTAATACCATCAACCATATTAGGTCCGCCCGCGGCCGTGGCGGGCGTAACTGAATTAAAATTTATTAAAAATGGCCATTTGACTTTAATATCTTTTACGCCTGGCGTACAACTGCGAAAATTGGCTGTTATGAGAGCATTTACTAACCCGGTGTAAATAATTCTCACTGGTGGGTTTGATGCAAGCCCTTGCGGGTCTAACGGTAATCCAGTAGCAGAGTCAATCGTTAAACCTTGAGCTTGCAAATTATCAAAAAAATCATCCAATGTTATAGAGCATTTAATATTGCATTGATTGCCAACATCAGTTAAATATTGTATACCACCCAACGTAGTAGTAAATTCAATAACACTGCACGGGTCCCAACATTCGATCGGAACTTCTAAATCATGCACATATCCAGCGGTTATAGTTTGAGCTAAATTGAAAACATTGTCATACGTCCAACCAAAATTGGCATTTTCACTGCTAAAGGATGAATAAACGACCTGGCGGTTAAAATTTGCTAAAAATTGTTGCCATATAGAGCCAGATACTCCGTTAAGTGGGATAAACTTATCCGTTTGTCTATAAAACATTGCCTGAAAAGAAGCATATGCTAAATATGTTGGAGAAAGTTCTATAATATGTGAATCTTCTTCCTTAATCGTATTTATCTTTTGTTCTAAAACAGCTACGTTTACTGTTATTCCAGTGAAATTCGTATCATTGGTATACGATGGAATACGGCAATCGCATGCTTTATTACATTCCTCTGATGTATCGTCGCAAGAACAACTCATTTTATAGTATAAGTAAATATTAAATATTAAATATTAAATATTAAATATTAAATATTAAAGACCTAATTATTATATAATTTATATTATTTATATAATGATATTATTACGCAATTATATTATAGATCTTCTAATTTAGATTTGACTTTTTCTTCAATTTCGTTAAATGTTATATATTCTTTTTTAATTATATCAGTTATGTAATCTATAATTTTTTTATCGTAAGCAAATTTATCCGGCTTTCCAATAATTAAATTATATAGCTCATAAGGTGGACTCAATCGAATTCTCGGAACTTTGTACATCAATTGTGCTACATTTCCATTTGTATTAAACAAATTATTCTCGAGATTTTCCAATTCATCTGTTGTATCAATAGTAGTTTTGATAATGAGTAACATATTTTCATATAAGAGCAATGTTTCGTCTTTAGTTATTGTATAATAAGATTGCAGTCGATTAATCGTATTTGTAATATTATATGCATTTTGTCTTAATATTTTCCACTGTTTCGACATAATAGGTGTAATAAAACTATCAAAAATATACTTTTTAAATTTTACTACATAATATGGTGTTGTTGTGCTTTTTGAATAAGAGGATGATTTACCTGTTAAATTTAAATGATTAATATGATGTTTTCCTGTTAATGATAATGTTGTGGTCATAATAGAGTGTGATATTATTTTTACCCGCCGCAGTTACACGATTTTTTAGTGTGATTTATTTCACGGTGATTTATTTCACGGTGATTTATTTCACGGTGTTCTGTATTATTATAACTATTGAAACTATTAATAGTATTTGAATTATATGGCTTTTTCTTAATTGAATGATATGCTGATCTGTTATAGCCTAAAATATATTTACATTTATTTATTTGGCTATTATTACAATTTACAGATGAAAAATGTCCTGGATAATCATGACAGCAACAATTCGTATGTTTTCTTTTAATACCATCGGTGCCATTTTCATGTTCATTTTTATTTTTATTTTTATCATCTATATTTTTTTTATAGTGAAATTGATCCATCGTGTATATCATATTAAAATATTTTATATAAAATAATATATAAAATATTATATAACGTAAAAAATAAAATAAATAAATATTTATTTATAAATCCATAACCCAACATCGTACACGGTTCCGTTCTTTAATTACTGCTTGTAGAACGTCACTGGGTATTTCATTCGCAATCATATATTGGGCAAACGCATTAATATCTTTTGGAAAACAAGCACCGCCAAATGAAATACGATTATCATGTCCAGGCACATTTGTATGGTGTGAATCAATCCAGCCGTTTTTCAACATTAACTCTTTAATAGTGTTGTAGGGAATGTTCATTTTATCACATAATAAATAGACTTCTGTAAAATAGTGGATTTTCGTAGCATAAAAACTGTTACAGGCTAATTTTGCAATAGCTGATTCTTCTGATGTGCATACTGATATATCCGCCAAGGGAAATAGTTTTTTATAAAAGTGTTGTACAGTGTTGATATAAGAAATCGATTGTGTAGTATGACCCAGTATAATATGCGTTTGATTTGAAAAGTCTACTACTGCTGTACTAGCACTTAAAAATTCCGGATTATGAATTATGTTTAAATTTGGATACACTTTATTTTTATCAGAACAATAAGTCGGTAATACGGTTGATTTCATTAATATAATTCCAGTGAAATTCTGTTTTGACAGCTCGTTCAGAGTAGAATCTATTTCTGTCATATCATATGTTTTAATTTTTTCATCATAATTGGTCGGTAGACATATAAATAAAATATCGCTATTTAACAACCACTCGAACTTATTCAAGTTTTTATATTTATCATATACGCGTAAGGTAATGCCAAATTGTGTTAATAAAAATTGTAAAATAGCATTGCCTACAAACCCACAGCCGCAAATACCTACTTGTATCATTCTATATACAACTACAACTTTTAAAAAAAGTTGGGCAAAATCTACTTGAAAAAGTTGGGCAAAACAACTTTTAAAAAAAGTTGGGCAAAAATAATTTGAACAAGTTGGGCAAAACAACTTTTAAAAAAAGTTGGGCAAAACAACTTTTAAAAAAAGTTGGGCAAAACAACTTTTAAAAAAAGTTGGGCAAAAATAATTTGAAAAAGTTGGGCAAAACAATTTGTAAATTACCCCGGAATTGCTGCCCGGAATTGCCCCCCGACCGCAAGCGGAATTGCCAAGCGGAATTGCTATATATCAGAATACATCATATCAAAGCAACTCATAGTATCAGGTGAATTGTTAGAATTAGTAGTGTTATCGCCATTATTGATACTAGACTGATTATTATTTTCATTATTGTTATAAGCATCTATTATAATATAATTTACAGAGTTAGTGATACTGCTTGTACTGGTAACAGTACTTGTATTTGTATTTGTATTACTACTTACATTTAACGTTCCATACACATCTATATCGTTTGTCTTAATGCTAATATATTCATCTTTTTGTAATTCATTATTACTTGGTTCTACTTGTTCTACTGGTTCTATTGGTTCTACTAGTTCTATTGGTTCTACTAGTTCTATTGGTTCTACATGATATTTCAGTTCTATTGGTTTTAATTCTCGAGTTTTTCCCCATGTTAAATTATCCATTTGTGAAATAGAATACCCATAGGTTAATACATTAACCAATGAGGCTGTTGTTAGATAAAATAGATACGACAGATAATAGTACATGGAATCTCTAAAGGATAAAGGTCTAATAAAAATCGGGATTATAAAAGCATAAAGTAGCGGAATAAGTATAAGAGTAGAGAGATATAACATCAACATGGATGGATAGACAATAATAGCTTTTATAAAAGCTATCGTGGCAATAAAAATAAAAGGCGAAAGACAATAGGTTGTTATATTAACAAATGCAGATATGCGTTCAAAAATATTAATTCCCGGTAAATAAACCAGTAACATATCATTGGTCATTGCGCCTAAATTCCATCTGCGACGCTGTGACATAAATACGCTAATACTCGTCGGAACACTAGTATAGGCTATCGCTTTTAATGTTTGTGTAGATTGTACATAGGGGTACATTGATAACATATGGCATATATGGTTACGGTCTTCACTCGCATAAGAGCGTATATGATTAAAAATATTTTCCTTTTCTTCCGGTAAGTAATTAAACACATTCAATATAGCATTGCCACACGTTTCTTTGGATATTCGTATAATCTGATTACAGCCAGATAAACAATTTACTTTTTTTGTTATAGTAGACTGTGTAAGCCGTCGCAAGCATTGTGAAAACATATATTCGCCGTATTGATATAGATGAAATGGTGAATACATGCTTTGGTTTGTTTTATGGGATTGTAAAATATCTACATAACCAACACTGCCATGAATATTTACATTCTTTTCAATACTTTGTATAAGTTCGTATGAACAGTTGTAATCAAAGATGGTATCCGCATCAATACCAATGCAATATTCGATAGCAATTCCGCTATAAATATTTGTATACAATCCAGTCATGTATTTTAACAACCCATCTGATACAGAAAACTCTACTTCATCATCCGCAATATGCGTATTATAACTATAAAATAGTTTTCGAGCTAAAAATAATGAATCGCGTTTACCCATATTTTTATTTTTAAGTATTAGAATATAATCAATTGTTTCAGTGAGATGGGTATATTGGCCATTGAATATTCTAATAATGTTTCTATTGTTATCCCACGTTTTATAGTCGTAATATTCCCCCAAATTATCATCTTGAATGTTTAATATTGTTTTTAAAATAGTGGCACTGCCCCGACTACAAGCGGAATTGTGTCCATCTTGAATAATGAGTAACGACCGTTTATCATTTTTAACGACCCTTTGTAGAGTCAGCGAATTTAATGAAGCAGTTAATTCTTGTTCAGATTCATTATAACAAGGTATAACATATACATAATTTTTAGATTCTAGTCGGGACAGTTCTTTATCATTCGTTATCATTTTATGTCCCACTATTAAAAACACGCTGAAGGTATTTACAATCGATGCTAGTGCCAGAACAAATAAATACACATACCAATCCTTTTCATATATAAGAAATGTAGACGAAAACAATAGATTAATCAAGAATAAAAAAAGAGCAATTAAATATTTTTGTTTTTGTTTTTGTAATTTGATTTTCATATTAGTATTGACCACTATTTTATTATTTTTATTATTTTTCTCGGTTTGCGTAAACTTATAAGTTTATTATTATTGTTTTTTCAATCTATATCTTTACACCTTCGCACTTTTAAAGTGCGTGGTAACTGTTACCTTCGTCATTGATTTAAATCGCCGACGCGTCGGCGATTTAAATGTCTGAAGGTGTAAAAGCCAACTTATTATCCACTAGCCATTTGCTGACGCTGGTAGATACCAATTGGTCTCCTTTGTTGAAATATACATCCGCATATAACATGCCACCGCAATTCTCCACATCTCTCAATTCAACAATGGTGCTACAAATCAAAGGAAATAACGCATCCATGGCCTTGTTATGTAGGTTAGATTCGAATCCAGGATGTACATGATGAAAACTGTGTTCATTGCATACATGCTTTAGTCGGATTGGAAACCTATAGATAGGCGAATCTTTATTGAGATTGGGAAATCGCGCAGCTACGACAATGGTATAATTTTGTCGTATATCTGTGACCTTGGCATATTTAATTTGCGGAATGAAATAGGGTATGGAATCATAATTCATAATGTATTTTAAATATGTTTTTCCATATGTATCTACATTATCGATTTCTGCATCGGGTGTATGTTTGTATTCGTTTTTAGTTTTGCGTGATGATAATATTGCTCCCATTTTGTATCATTGTTACAATACTTATTTATAATAAAAAGTAATCAATTTTTTATTTTTTAGTCGTTTTTATTATTATTATTAAAAATAACTGATAAAAGTATTTGAATTTTTTATTAAAAATAAAAAATAATATTTTTATATTTTTACTCATTCAATACGAGAAAAAATATAATATGCAAATTGACTATCAATCGGCTCTAATATCCGAAACGATGTCAATAAAGGAATACTATTCGCTTACTATCAAGTAAATAATCAAAATAGTTAATAAAGTAGCAACAATCGCCTACTTTTGAGCAGCGCTAAAGGTAATAGAAAGAAGAAAGAAAGAAAAGGAGCACTCTTACCACCACACCATATAACATTCTTTGATAATCCAATCCAAGACAGCCCATTCAGGACAATAAAGTAGGACTGGAATAGTACCTTTTTATGAAAGGCACAACAAAACATTTTGCGGTCAATAAGTACCTTTTTAAGTGAAACAAATAAAAAAGTGTGTCAAAAAGACAAGAATTGAGAGGGTTAAGTGATTTTCTAGATAACTCAATTCAAACAGACCACACCTTTTCCACCCGATTATGTGAAACACAACCCAAGTCAGTGACGAAAGTAGAAAAGATACAAACAACAAAACACATACTATTTAGGTAATCCAATCTAAAGCAGACCATTTTTTTTAGTCGGTCAAAAAAGTAAGACTGGAAACACTTTTGAGAAAAGTGTGACAAAACCTGTGGTCAATAAGCACTTTTATAAGTGAAACAAATATAAAAAGTGTGTCAAAAGACAAGAATTGGAAGGAATTTTTAATTTAAAGATAATCCAATTCAGGCAGACCACAGAACCTTTGATAATCCAATCAAAGCAGAACCGATTTATTAATCAATACTTTTTTAAAAAAAGTACGCAAAAATTGCGCAAAAGAACTGGGGGTCGTAAAATGATAACCCAATTCAAATAGATCAAATAAACTTAGTCGGTCAATAAATCATAATCTAGGTAAATACCTGTTAACGTAAATATGATTGGAAACACTTTTGAGAAAAGTGCGACAAAACGTAGGTCAATAAGAGTAGAATGGTATAATTTTTCCGCAAAAAGATAACCCAATTCCATCAGACCCCAACCTTTCGCCGTGGAACAAGTTCGAAAAGGTTGCGCCAAAACTTATTTTTAAATTTTTATATAATTTTATTCTATTTTTGGTCCAACCTTTTCTTAAAAGGTTGTTGATGGGGCGGATGGGGATCGAACCCATGCGGCTTGGTAGCCAGTGGGTCTTAAGTCCACCTCCTTAACCACTCGGACACCGCCCCAGTTTAACCTTTTTATAAGCGAAGCAAATAATTTGGTTGGTATTTTTTTCTTGGTCAATAAAGTTGAATTGGGTGGGTTCTAAATTGATAACCCAATTCTAACAGACCAAGATGAAGTGGGGGACTTTCACCCCCTTCTTATACACATATAATATATTGTCTTTAAGTAGTAATTTAATATATTTGATTTCTTCGGTAGACAGGTAACCGTATTCCATTAGATATAAAATAGTCTTCTTCACCGGTATATTCTTCTTCGTGAGAAAGTTCTGCGCGTGTCATACTCGTTGGATACAATGAAAATAACTCGTTTGCAAACAACTGAAACTCGCCGAAAGTCTGTATAGGGGCGGCATGAATCAGGTCTGCAACAGAAGAACCACCGCTGGATAAACTATCCGTCGCTACTTGCGTCAATTCTTCTTCAAGTTGTGTTATCCACACTTCATCCGCATATGTAACATTTAATTCAAATGGCGAACCAACACGAGTAATGCCAATTGAACCGGAAGGTTGTATTGTGCGGTCTATAAACAGTTCATGTAGTGGTGTGAATTCTAATCTGAATCTACTAGAATTATACAATTCAGTCCTACACAAAGGACACGACGTATTGTTTTGTAACCATTTATCCAGACATTCTTGATGGAATATATGATGACATTCAGTTATTTTTTTAGTTTCCTCGTTGTAGTTTAATAAACAGATGGTGCATTCGCTTTGCACACATTCTTTCGTAGATTCCGTCATTTTAGTGTTTAATACATTGTCTATTAGTTTTTTAATTTAATTCAATTTTTTATTAAATATTAAATAATACTACTTATATTACTTAATATGAAGAGTTGCCTTATTTGTCAGAACGCTTTAACTCTGGTTACGATTGTGGATGGTTATTCTACACATGAATTTGCCGCAGCAGAAGATTGTGAATTTCATTTTATAAATCAACATCATAGTGTATTGGATTGCTCTCAATGTAATAGCATTCACATATATTGTAATGAATGTAGTGGTTATGTTCAATTGGTAGAGCGAGATATAAATATGAATTATTATGTATATGGAACGCCAATGTATGCGTGGCGTGATTGTAATGGTAAATATGATTATACTACATTAACTATGGAATTAACTAAAAAATACAAAACTCATTTTCCGGAACATTATGGTCTGAAACAAATCAAACAAAAATTAGTAGATGATAAGATTGTCAACACATTGGAAGAAGCAGATGAACTATATTGGGGTATAACGGATGCTCTCTTTGATCATTTGAATGACACGAAAACATTTAAAGTAATTGATTTAAATATGTTTTGTTTGAATCCAAACGATGAACGCCTCATTCATCCTGCTGAATCAGGTATTGCTATGAAGGGTAGTGGGTTTAATATTCGCCATGGTTCTAATGCTCGGTGGTGTTGCGCACACGGAGCATCAACGATTTATGGGTCATAATGACTACCGGACAATTCCATCTGCGATTGTAGTCGGGGGTGAGGCTTGCGTAGCTGGCGGGGCAGAGTCCCCGCGGAATTGCTTTATAAGATAATCTTGAAAGGATATATCTTCCTTGGACCAATTAGCACCATCATAATTATACCATATTGAACCATAGTGTATTCCTGAACCTAGATAAATAAAATAATTACTTTCTCCACTAAATGCAATATACGCCATACATTTATCCAATTCATCACCCTCGTATTTCAAATGTTTATCTGCTACTTCGGGTTCATCATTAAAATAAATATCTTCTTCCCATATACGTGTTGTATCATATGGAATACATATTTTTTCTTGCTGTTCTTTCGTAGGGAACTCATTCAAATCAAATACAATTTTTTCATAACAAATATGACCCGCATATATTTTTCTAGACACTTGGGTCAAATAACTATATAATGCACTACTCAAGAGTTCATCGGTTAATTCTATTTGTTTTTCTTTCAGAACAATTTGTATCTGTTCTTCCGAGTAAGGCGGATCTAATTCCTTACCATCATTCAGTTTCATTTGCGTATAAAACTTGTAATTTTCCCAGTGGATAGAGAGGTCAGAGTTTAAGACAAAGACTTGAGTGGTCATTCCTACTTTGTTAGGAAAAGTATTAAGAAAATATTTAAATACTTTTTTTGTGTAAAATTGAAATGGTATTTGATATAATTATAAAATGTATTTCACAATCAAACAGGTGTAACTTCGAAATGCCTATTATTTGTGCACCCCCTTATTCTGAAGAAATTAAATCATGGTCAATGTATATGATTGTAGATTCTAAATGGCAAATAGAACCACCACCACCATATACAACTAATAAATCATTGTTAAAATATAAAAAACATACACGATACACATATAGAGAATTTAAAAAAATGATTACATCATCACAAAATGAACGAGAACGTAATCTGGAACAAATCCTACAAGAAGCACGATATGTTACACAAGAGGCATTAACACGACGACGCGAGGCACGAGAGTGTTATGAAATGAAATAATACTTTACAATTGAACAGACTTATAGTATAAATACTTTTTTATATATTAAGAGGAAAATATACAATTATACATAAAATTATTTTTTTGCCTTTTTTATTATATTTGCGTAATTTATAAAATGCCCGGAAATAATTCACCACCGAACTCGCCGACCCATACTACGCCGCCTGTTGCTCCTACGCCGCCTGTTGCTCCTACGCCGCCTGTTGCCCAAACTACTACAATTAATTTGGAAAATGTAATTATCACTGAAACAACAAGTACTACTCAATTACCCGCTTTTCACATTGATACTGAAAACGTAGTTTCACAACCATTAAATCCGAGTAATGTGAATTTAACATTGAACCAAACATTAACGGGGGATGGTTATGTTATCACCAACCAGCAAGGGTCATTGCCTGATGGGACAGAAGTAACCAAAACAACCTTTATATCAAGTGATCCAGAAAATCACATACCAAACATTGTGGAAGATTTAACAGAAACAGTAACAAAATATTATGACGACGAACAAACTGGTCCGTCCAGTGTTTTAATTAATCAAATAAAAGATTATGCAGTAAAGATTAAATGTAGTGACTTTCATGGAAAAGGTACGATTGAAGATTACAATGAATTATTTGTTGCTGCTGCTAAAATTGCCAATGAATCCAAACAAATGCAATTAAATGTGGATATTGATGGTTTTGCTGAATTCGGACAGGCGGCGGATGATTTGAGTGCTTTGTTTAATAGTTTTATTGTGAAATTACAGCGGGTTAGTATTATTAATGACACTGTTTTTCTTCAGGCGGTCGTGTCTGCCTTGGAGAAAATTTGGAATTTATCTGAAATATTTGGACGTTTCAAAGATACTATTTTAGCAACATCAACAGTACAATTGCCAAAATCTGCCAGTGATACAAGTAGTTTGTTGAATGATGTTATGGTTGAGGTGAATTGCGCACTTGGATATATTAATCATTTTGTAAATCCGAGTGATTCACCAAATTTGAATGTTACTGCTTCTTTATCTAGTCAAGACAAAAATATTATTGACAAAGCAGTGTCAACCATTGATAATTGGAACGTATTATGCGATCAAGGTGTAAGTATTGCGATGACCAATAATCCGGATATTCAAAATATTAAAAAGGTGAATAATGATCTAAAAATGAAAACTACTAATATACAAAATGCCACCAATTTATTGAAAGCAAAGTTTGCACAATTTAACATTCATTATTGATATTTACACCTTATCAGCATTCCATGACCATTTACAATTCAAGCATTTTTGATGTCTATATCCATTATTTGAAGTCATCATAATTGGGTTATTACACCCACATTTTAATATGGGATGACATACAAACTTGTATGATTTTGTTGGTTTATTGTGTAATAATCCATTTGTATTTTGACCTATGCTATTCTGTTTTAACCATTCGCTTTGATTATTTACATCGCCGTTTAATTCAGCAAAATTCATTATATTTTAATTTAAAAAAATATGTTTAAATACTTCCATTGTATAAACATAAATCATAATGGGTAATAATTCTTCCATAAAAACAGATAAAATTCATATGAATACTTGTCATATGAATTCTTGTAAATGTTCTACGTGCTTAAATTATGTTGATACTCAAGACCAATATAATACGATTATAGAAAATAATCAGATTTATCATCAAGAATGTTTTTTTGAACATATACAAGAATATGAAATTTATTCATTTACAAATAAAAAAAAGAGAGGAAAAGCACCTATATTTTTTAGACCTAGAAGACCTAAAATAATAAAAAAATTAGGTCCAGAATATCATATACCATGCGGGCATTTAAATTTGTAGATAAATGGATATAAATATTATAATAAAAATTGATTTAATATAATAGTAATAAATCAATTACATTAAAAAGAAATGACTGATGCTACGAATGCTGCTGATTATTATCCAAACAACGATATTGATGAGTTTTGTGGTATTCTTAAATGTTTGGACGATATAGAGTTGGTAATTTTACATCAAGCATTGCTTCTCGATGAACCAAACCAGAAAAGATTTATATTTGATTCGATTCGGAAGAATCTTTTACCACAAGATGGTAAAATAATAAATGCTTATTATGCCAAAGTTTTAGTATCTGACCCAATAGTGTATATAAAAGAGGAAAATATTGTGCGATTTCATAAAAATATTAATATACATAAATAGTTTTATACCAATTTTAAGGAAGAATGATTTAGATTATTATTCTTTTCGTATGCGAATGCCCTGTGCCATACTTTCGTCTCGCTTGTGTCGCCAATTTAAATGCTTTTTTATTCGGATTACATCCTTGCTTTAAAATATCATAATCAATTGCGGCTGCTTTTCCAGCAGTAAGAGCACTCGCTAATCGGGCATATCCCCACGAGTGTGCTGTTTGATTAGGTCGCGACCCCGACGAATAATACGCACCTTCGCCCTTGCGCACAATTTGGTTCAATGCAGAGAGAGAACAACCCGTTTTTAATGCCAATTCTTTGCTGGGTTTTATGTTTTCTATACCATATATCTTGAGAGCATGGGAGATATGTTTGGAGGGTTTATTTTTATACGAGTCTACTCGTTTGCGTGTATAATACTTTTTCTTTTTGTATAAACGTCTAGATTTAAGGAGCATGTTGAGTTGCTCACGCTTATCTTTCTTACTTAAGTTAGTCGGAACATAGCGAACGGGTAACCTTATATTCATCTACTATTATTTAAGAAAATAATATATCAATTCTACTTAAATATAGAGTCGTAGTAATAGTAACTATAATGGCTGCTTCTGCTAACACTTATTGTCATTCTGTTTTGGGCGGATACGAAGGTGGATGGAAGGAACAGCCAACATGGAGCGAAGACAACGCATGGACTTTATCTGATAAATTAAGCGAAGAATTACTAACACCCCGACCGCAAGCGGAATTGCTGGTTTGTAAAACCGACAATCTAAAATATATTGAGCGTCTTCTCATCTTGGGTACAGGACAACAGAATAAATACAAGTCGGGTATTTCCAAGATTTCTGCGGAAGATCTTGCTCTCATTCAATCGGAGATTGACTCTCCAACCAATTGCTACAAGTTGCTGGATTTGGTCGCGGACATTTACTTGAAAGGACGGGCGCCCAAGCAAGATATGACGATGCATGTTCTTGCACTTATTTGCCGCAGTAAGACGAATGTCACTCTGCGACGACGTGGATATGAACTGGTGGGGCAGTTGCGGACGCTGTCTCAATTGTATTTGTTTCTTGGTTTTTACACTGGGGGCACGCCGTCCGCTACGCATGCCGCCGACCCCCGCACTAAAGAGAAAAAACAATCTGTTACAGCCCTCGCAGAGGGCTCCGCGGGGTTGAAGGGGCGGAATCGCCCCTTAGGGTTCGGGCGCGCTTTTAAAACCGCTCTCAATCGCTCTTTTCTCAAGAAGACCCCGCAAGCACTCGCGTATCAAGTGACTAAATATCAATCCAGAGGCGATTGGTCTTTCAATGACATTATCAAGTGCACACATTTGCGCACCGGCACGGGAGAGAACAGGAAGCGTAATACCAAGTACCTGCCAAGCGATTATCAAGCGCCTCCAATCAAGCCTGCCACACCGATGGATTTGGTCTTACGCTACAGCATGTATGGTATGGAAGAGCTCACCAAACTCGCTCAAGCATTTAACTTGCTGGAAGACCCCATCTATTCTTATCTATGTGGAGTAGATATCGCCAAGAAAATGCAAGAAAATACCGAGTCCAATGTGAATGACCTCATTCAACTTATCTTCAAGCATCGTTTGGTCAGAGAGCATTTGCCAACGTGGTCAATGAAGAATTGCGCAGTACAAAGGGCGTTGCTCTTTGGTGATTATCGTCGTGGGGGGGCGAAACCCCCGCCGATGACCGCTCTTTTGCGCAACTTGGCTTCACTCACGAGTATCGGTCTATTTGAAGATAAGGAACTTCTTTCTTTGGTTGTCAAGCACTTGACCGACAAGGAAGCCGTGCAAAAGTCCCGCATTCATCCCGTCAATGTGATTATCGCGTGGTTTGTTTATCGCAAAGGTCATGGATTCAAGGGTAAGTTGACGTGGACACCGCTAAAAGAGATTTGCGATGCTTTGGAGCAAATGGCATTTCTCGCCTTCGCCAACGCCCCTCCCACCACCAAGCGCTATGGTGTCTTCATCGATGGATCAGGTTCAATGACTGCAGAAACGACCTTTCAGGGACTCAGTAATGCCGATATTGCGGCTCTTCTATCATTGGTGATTGCACGGTCCAGTCAGCGACCGCAAGCGCAATTGCAGGAGCATTTGTTTTATGTTTTCTCTGCCAAGAATACAGGAAGTTATAAGAAGTACGGTACTCCAACAGATAACACGGGTCTCTATGACGTCGGTCATCACATTCACGCCAACTCTACTTTTCAGGAAGTGCTTGATGCCGTTCAACTCTCAAACTGGGGGTCAACTGACATCAGTAATGGCATTCGGTATTTGGAGCGTGCGAATAAGCACGTGGATGCTGTCATTGTCATCACCGATAACGACATTAATACGGGCGAGAAACCTTTGGTGGCTTTGAACTCGTATCGTGCTAAAATTGGTAATCCGAATGTCAAGTTGATTACTCTTGCGGTACAACTGAATGACCTGACGATTGCTGACCCAAGTGATAAGGGTATGCTGGATATGTGTGGATTTGACACCAATTCATATCAGGTAATGCATGCTTTTACACACGAGACGCCTTTTGGCGGGGGTGGAGATGAGGCGGAGGCAGATTAAACAACAGAAAGAAAATATAAAAATATAATATAAAAATATAATTTAAACATTATTTATTAAATATTAAATAATGTCTGCGACGCTAATAAACAAATTTAAGTGTAATGAATGTGGCGACCTATTTTATGCTTTATATAAATGTTCTAGTTGTGAAAAAAAAGATATGTGTAGTAAGTGCATTGCTTGGGCTTATGTAAATGAAGACGACGGAGAAGAAAAACGACCTTTGTGTCTTGAATGTTTTGACAAAGAATATGCTGATATAACAATAGATACTGCCTCTATTAGACGATGTATTGATTGTCAAAAACTATGTCGGTGCGACTTTTCTATCTGTTGGACGTGTCATAAAACCGATGTTTGCGATGATTGTATTACGACGTATCGTTATGATGATGGAGAAGAATTATGTACTGCGTGTAGTGAAGCAAAGATTAAGAATGATGAAGAGAGGGAGCGTGCTTGGAGAGAAGAATACGAGAAGAATGAAGCAAGACACAGAAGGAATTATCCACATCTTTTCAGCAATTCCGCTTGCGGTCGGGTTGAACAAAAATAACAAATAACCTTTTCAGAAAAGGTTTAAGCGAAGCAGAATGAAACAAAATAACCAACAACTTAGTAATAGTATCAACGACGTTGCGTTGTTTCGCTTTGTAGAAAAGATGTGTCATTCGTCGCACTTTTTTTCTTCAATGTATTTTCACACTTGGAACATTTAAAATAGGAATAACCATTTGGTGTATATTCAACTGTCGTTAAAACAAAATCACACTTGTCTTTACAAACATTTATATTGTATGCCTCATTAAAATCGCTCATCTATTTATTAATTTGCGATTATTATTTAAATACTTATCGTTGAATTATGATATAATAACATTTTATTTACAACTATAAAATGTCATTTGTTGCTAACTATGTTATTAATACTTGTAGTGAATGTAATGAAACGCTTGAAGACGAGTTTGAACCCTGTTTAGATTGTGGAAAACAAAACATTTGCTCCTATTGTATTAGAACTTTATCGCAAGACGGCAACTCTTATTATGGGTGTATTAAGTGTTCCGAGGAAGAAACCAAGATGTTAAAAGAAAAACAATTAAGACGACGTAAAATATTTATAGATTCAGTAAGGTTATCGTGTGCGTATAGAGGCGTTATAGAAGATGAGTCTATGACTTTATTAAACGAAGTATTGGAAGATTATCTTAAAAACGGCACACTCTCTATAAATAAAGAAATTATGATTGTTGATAATGATAAAGTCGATAATGGTACATCACTTGTTGGTATCAAGTATAAGAGTATCAAGTATAAAATGGTATTAAATCTCTATAATTATAATTGCTTGAGAAGTGATACATTTACCATCAATTCCGCTTAAAGATTTGATTCTATTCTATTCTATACTATTAAATGTCTGCAAAATTAGGTGACCTTGCCAGTAAAACAATGACGCGTTATATTAATGTGAGCGTGAATGGTATTATTCCTTCCTTATTTATGGGTGCGGGATTTGCCCATGCCATAGAGAAAAAAGAGTACCACTACTTACCTTGTTTTCTTTTTTTACCGGTTTTAAGCACTGGTTATCTGCTGTATGAGGGTAGAGACGATGTAGTGCGATATATACATCGGAAGATTGATAATAAATACTAAAATAAAATTGATATAATACTAATTTATTATTATACTAATAATAATAATAAATAATGGAAGAAAGTATCGAAAAAGTCAGACAATATTGTCTCTATTTTCTAGACGACACACCTGATTTGCCCGTCGATTGTTCAGATGAAGAATTTGACGTCTATTTCATAAAAAAATACCCTCTACTTAACCACGCGGGTTTGAGTAATGGGAAGACGGAATGCTTTGATATGGCGGATGCTCTCTTTGAAATAAAACATCCGCAATTTAATGAGATTAGTGGTTTACTCTACAGTTCTATTTTCATCAATGATTTTTACGCTTCAAATAAAATAAAATTAAAAGAAATTTATACAGTTTTGAAAGATAATCCATTAGGAAAAGTAGACATGTCTGCATTATAATCCAGTCGGATGATGCGGCGATCAAATGTGCGAAGTTGATAATAAACGAAACCCATGATAAACAGCGGTAAAAGCCGCTACAACAATTAAAATATTAAACACAATTATATTACTTTTCGCACCCTTAAACCCGACATATAATAACAAAGGCACAAACAATAATAAATGCATAACGTATATCATTACATTATTTTTATCTAATTCTTTTTGCGAAAACATGTGTTCAGATTGTCTTTTAACGTCATACACGGGCGGTTTGAAATATTGGGTCAGACCAACCGACGAACGCTGCAAAGGCAGTTGACTACATTCGTAATAATAATCATACCATGCTAAACTGACATAACTTATTACAAAAATAATAAAATAAATAATATTACGCGTCATAAAAGATACTTGGGGCGGGCAATAACTGTATATCATCATAATGATGATGGAAAAAATAATACATTTGATGTTTAACGTAAAAGGATAATCAGGAAATATCCCGCCAGACATTTTATATATCTCTACTATAAAATATATTTAATAAGGTAAGTATTTTTATTATTTAAAAAATTGATTACAAAGTTGATTAATAATCCGACCGCAAAGGCAATTGAACCAAAATTGCAATGATGTTTCCTTATTACATTACCGTTTCTTCAACAGAAAATAATTATTGCGTGGATATAGAGCGTTTGGTCTAGGAGTAAACAGCGTAGGTTTATGGTTAAAATATAATGGAGAATATGTGGTAAGGAAAAATGAAAAGAGATTTTTCAAGTAATATGTTAATCCTTTTTTATTTCTATTCTATTATTTTTTGTTGCGTATAATACTACACCAAGAATAAATGCAGAAATTCCATTTGCAACCAAAACAGCTCCAATTGTTTCAATAGTATTAAGTGCCATTAATAATAAAGATACTTGGAATGTTTTTAAGTATTTTTAATAAGTTTTTGTGATACTTTTTTCTAAAAAGTATGTTTATTAAGTTTTTGTGATACTTTTTTCTAAAAAGTATGTTTATTAAGTTTTTGTGATACTTTTTTCTAAAAAGTATGTTTATTAAGTTTTTGTGATACTTTTTTCTAAAAAGTATATCTAAAATAAATCGTACTGCCATCCGAATACAATTTATCTTCATCTATAAGCCAATGAAACAGTGCTGATCCCGCCGCATATTCTTTGCCAAAAGAGTTTATTTCAATAAAATAGAATGATTCGTCTTCTAAAATGACAGCATCCATACAATAATTTTGAGTGTGCGTTATTTTTTTTTTAATCGTTTTAATAAAACTTTCTTGCACGATTTGTACGTGCTTTTCTATAATGTTCTTCCGTTCTTCATCCTCTGAAAATGTGCTTAAAAACTCATTTACTGCATGTAAATTTTGCTGGGATATGGCCGTTATTTTGTTATTATGGACAAAGATGCGATATTCTTTATAAACATCAAACTTTTTCCAAGGTAGTAAATAAAGTGTTAGCGGCTCTGTACCTTTATCTGTGTTATCTATCGGCGTATGCGTCTCTATACACGTCACCAACGATTCTATGATTTGTTCAAAGGTGGTATAGGGTCCGGCGCCGTGTTGCCCGTATTTTAGACTGACGCTATTGCATCTAACAAAATACTTGGTGCCGTCAAAATACTTCTCAATATGTTTATAGCGCTCCAACATGTCTGCCTTTTCTTCATCAAAAGCATGAGGAAATTTGCCAGTATAAGAACCCGATTTAAAGGCTTCTCTCATCCACACTAAATCTGTATCATAGATATTGATGACACTATAGTCAGTGTGAAATGAATTAATCCATTTATCAGTATTGCCGTCCGATAAGACTTTATAATAATCATCTGGTCTAGCGCCGTGATTACCCGAGTTGTAGTCATCGGGTTTAGAAACGATATTGTAGAGAGGTATTTCTTCTATTACAATTGGGGGCAGCGCCCCCACACCCCCGATAACAAGAGCGATGGTAGAAGATGGAATTGTACGAGCCATCTTATATTTTAATATAAATAGTTATATCTATATTGTAATATCAATTTTTATAAATTAATATAAAAAATTGAAATGCTTTTCTTACTATTCAGACCACTACAGATCACAGAATGGAAGCAATACTGAAAGCAGTTAAGAACATGTCGCTTACAGATCGTTATCGCTTAAAAATGTCGCTTAAGAAACTTTTTGAAGAAAAAGAAGTTGTCTATCTAGATACACATGCTATGGGAAGAATATCTATGCTAGATTGGCATTATAAAGAACCTTATCAAGTATTCTTATGCAATGAACATAAAGAAGTGGAAATTACCTTACACGGATGTCACGTGTGTGCTTCTAACCACAAACGAAATA